CCGCTGGTGTAGGCCGTGAACGCAGACCCGTCGATGCCAGACAACTCAATAGTGTTTGTCGTAGCGTTGGCCACCGTAAATTCACGGTTATTCAACTCCACCATGCCGCCGACATTCTTAACAAAGATGCGGTCGCCGTTGCTCAGGCTGTGGCCAGTAATCGTAAGAACAACAGGATTGGCTTGCGTTGCGCCGCTGATGGTTTCCGTGGCCTCAGTCAGTAGCCCGCCATCTTTGAAAAAGCGGATATAATTCGCCCCAAATTCAAGGACATACGCCTGTTCGTCACTGAACTGGAAGTCGATGAGTCGGACCTTGCCACCGTCTTTTGATGTGCCAGCGTACTTGGTTCCTGGCCTGCGGGTGATGCCGCCCTGCGGGAAGATAAGCATGTTCTCCAGCTTCTGTGCGCCAGAGGCATACTTTTGTAGGTCAATGCGGCCTTCAAGACGCGGAGAGAACTCACCCGCTTGAAAGTTTGTGACAATAGTTGAAACACGGGCCATATCAGAACCTGATGTTTACAAAGTCGTCTGCAATCATTTTGTCCGGCACACCTTCCATAGCGTCAATGGACCGTGCCTCACGCATCCGCAACTCGTATAGCTGCTGCATCGACTGGCTCACAGTCGTGCTGCCCGTGATTGCGTAGGCAGTCTCAGCCGCCAGCTTGTGAGCAATGGTGCTGGAAAGTAGGGAGTCGTAAGTCTCTGTGTCCGTAATCCGGGCCAAGTAAGTAATCTTACAAGTGCCTTCGTTGCTAAGAACCTTGCGGCCCTCAATCTTAAACATGACCTCGCTGTCATACGGAGCCACGTCACTGTCGATGTTGCTGTTCCAGAAGGATAACACCCGCAAGCAGTACGGGTCAGTCGGCAGCGTAAACTGGTTGGCAAAGCCAAAGGCCGGTGTTTCAGAGTCCTTTGCCAGCGATGCCCGCGTAATCGCTACATTCCAAGGGTGGGAGCGCAAGACGCCATCTCTGACAGTTTCAAACCGACGGTTACACAGTCTTGCTTCTTTTGAGTTTTCGGTGAGCGCAGTAATCGTAGCTGCACCCAACAGGTCCATTGCCTCGTTACAGATGTCCACTACGGATGGCATTACTTTACTAACCTTTCCAAATCTATGAGGACGCCTTGGCTCGTATTAGAGTCTCCGCCCTTCCAAATCTTGCCTTCGTCCTTGGCTTCCTGCACAAGCTCTTTGAGCCGTGCTGTGGGCAATATTACCACAGTTTCGCCGTCAATGATAAATGCCCAGAAGTCTGCCTCGGTCGTGTCTATGCCTGACGGCTTCCCCCTAGAAAAAAACTCCACAAACACCCTGCCGGTTCGTGAAGCCTTGAAGTCTCTTTTTATTTCAATAGTTCGGTTTTGCAGTACGTCAGCAAGCCAACTTTCCGCCATTTGACCTACCTTAAGGTCGTACCGGAAGTCCCTGTTGTACTCCACCCGTCTATCCTCCGGAGCAGGAGTGAAAGGAGGGCGGTGTCAAGCCGCCCCCCTTAACTGGTTAGTCTACGACGTACTCGATGATGAACGCCATGTCACCGGCAGAAGCGCCCTCGGCACTGAACGTAGCAGCGACGTAGTACACGTCACTCGGGTCAGAGCTTTGGCCCGCCAGTTCCCACACCTGTTGACCAGTTGTGTTGAGGTTAGCAACCTCATAGCGGAGTTCTGCGACACCGGCACCGTCAGCAACGTCAGTGGCAAGTGCATCCTCGTCAACAACTACACCGTCATTGGTGTAGAAGCCGACATTGTAGGTGCAAGAGCCGCCGAGTGCGTCCGAGCCAACACGAACCGAAACGAGGGTCGCGTGAGTCGGAACCGGAGCCAGCATAACGATGTCGTCATCGTTAGTGTCGGTTGCAGCAAGTGCTACGTTGCCCTGAGCAATACGGACACGTCCGCCAAGCTCAGAAGCAGGGTTAGCAACTTGCGGGAGTGCCTCAATGTTGGCAATGAGGTCTGAATTTTTAGTACCCATCTCTCAATCTCCCTTAGGCCTGGCCGTCAAGGTCATCTTCGTCACACTTGATGCGAACAACCATGTTCTCTTGCATCCGTGTAGCGCCGATGTCCATGCAGTAATAGACTTGGGTTGCATAACCCTTGTCTGCCCGCTCATCAATACGAGCCGATACGTCTTTGCCGATACCCAACGCAACGCCTTCCTCTGCCCAAGCAAAGCAAGTGCGGACGTTATCAGCATCAACCGACAGACGGTTCGACATGATGAAGTTGAAGCCCATGAACTGATTGATTTCACCCTGGACCAGAGCCTTCACAGTGTTGAAGTCAGCCGAGGTGACGCTGGTGTCAGCAAGCAGTGCATGGATTTGGCTTGGACCCATTACGATGTAGCGAGGAATCGAAGGGTCAACGTCAGCCTGGTCCAGCAGCTTCTTAGCTTCGCGCAGCTTCGTCAGGTTCATGTTGGTTGCGGCACCACCGACGGCAACGCCTACGTCCTGCCCTGTATCGAAAGCGGTCGAGGTCGAGCCGGTTTCGCCAGTGTTGGCAGCAGCGTCAAATGCCGTGATGATAACGTCGTCCATGGCACGACCCATAGCAGCAGCGGCTGCCTGAGCGTAGGACGAGGTTGGGTCGATGAGCATACGAACCTTGTCTTGGTCGTCGATAAGGTCGGCGTACTCATACGATGCGAGGCTCAGGCGACGACGCGCATGTGGCGTATCCATCTGAGGGGTGTCGGCGTGGCGAGTAGTCCGCAGTTGCGCGGTCGCTACACCAACCTGGTCGATAAAGGCATTTTTACCAACAACATTCTCGATGCGCACAGTATCACGCAGACGGGAACCCATCTGCTGTGCAAGCATCTGCACATTCGCAGAATACTGTTGTACAAATGCCGTAGTGACTTGAGTAGACATCCTGTCTCTCCTTCTACGTCATGGTTGCACTAGATTCCGGTGTGCTACCCTCTCGGACACTCCTAGCTTTTCGAGCCTGCTTGCGGCCACCGTCTTTCCGGTTGTCGGCAGGACGGGCAAGCCCGCTACCCTGCATGACCCACTCGTAGTATTTATCTGCGAGTCGGGCCGGTTCGACTACATCACGCGCGGTTCCAAACTCAATCGCGTAACGTAAACACTCAAGGCGCACATGGACCAAATCATCCTGTTCCATGCAGAACGCCCATCAAATCTTGTACACGCTCAATGGCCGCTTGGCGACCAATTACGTTCTTACGGTCCCAATACACATGTGACTTGTCATTCATAATCGCATCAATCTCTTGCTGCGCTGACTGACGGGTCATCATGCTGCTAGAAGGTGCATCAGAAACCGTGTCTTCACTGGTCACACTTTGCCTGAACTCAGCCATTTTTGCAAATGCCTTAATAAAATCAGGGTGGTTCCCGACTTTCGTGCCATCTGCTAACTGCATTTCAAGCAACTCACCGCCGCCAAACTGCTGTGCAATTTTGCCAGCGTCTTCAATGCGGGCGTCAAAGTCATCGCCCCACTCCTTGCGAAGCGACATCTCGGTCTGGCTGCGCTGTTGTGTCTCAGCTTCTGTTGTCATCTCAGAGGCTTGTGAGGCCATGCTGCGATAATAGTCCATGATGCCGTTAGCTTGGTCCGGCGTCAGGCGCAGCTTGTGCGCTATGTCAGCGTAAGACTTGGCGACATCCTCTGTGACAATATTGCCATCGACAGCAATCTCGTAGCCATCAACGGACTCTGGTCTGCCTAACCTGTTGTAAATATTATCCAAATCCTCGTCGGTTGGGTTTACGGGGACTGGAATCTTGTCAGCACCAATCAGGCGCTGCGCATTGACGTAAGACCTCGCAAGGTTCTCTACATCTTTAATTGGGGAAAGACTTGGGTGGTCTCTCAGTTCCTCCGGTACCATTTGCAAGAAATCGTTACCAGACCCGCCTTGGGCCACCTCTGCCGGTGTTTCCAGCACAGTTGGCTCAGACTGGGCTACCTGTTCGATAGCTTCCTCTGACATAGTTACTCCTGTGTCATCATGTTGTGAATGTGAAGAAGAACGGCACGTTTGCCCTCTTCAAAGGCTGTGGCATTGGGGTCGCCCGCCACATAGCTCAAGGCCCGCCAGTTGGAACGCGCCTCAAGGTCTCTGAGAACCTTCTGCCCAGCTTCGCTGTTGAAGGTCTCGGTATACATATGTTTCAGCTTTTCGATGTCTTTCACGACTGAACCATCCTGACTGCCTGTGCAGCTTGTGCCGTTGTATATACATCCTCTTGGTCACGCTGACGCTGCAAAGCCTCTTGCTCTGCTTGCGCCCGCGCTTGCCGTGTCTCGTCAACTTCACGCTGAGAGCGCAGGGTTTTCTTGGGGACACCGAGGGCGTCGGTCACATGCCGGACAAGTCCGTCAGGGTCGATATGGTCGCCAACCGGCAGGCTTTGAGCCAGCGGTAGCAGGATTTCAAGAGCCCGCATTGTGTTGTTCAGGCTGCTGGACTTTTGAGCGCGGGCCAGAGGCGAAACGTACTCAATATCAATATCCAATCCCTGCAACACTTCTGGGGCCGGTGCCAGCATGTCGTTGCGCAGCATCAGTGCGAACACCCGGTCAATCAGCGGGCGAAGCAACTCGTTCATCAGACGGCCAAGAACCGGGCCAATGACACGCATACGCTCTTCCTGCCGCTGGATAACCTCAGTCGCAGTCATCTGCGGGGAGCCAGCAGTCAGAATCTGGTCAACATAGAACGCCTGACGGATAGCGGCGCGGCGCTGCTCTTCCATGTTCAGGCCAATCGGAATGTTTGCGCCAGTGTTCAGCGGCGTAATCGTCTCGCGTGTGCCGGCGCGGAAAAAGTTTAGGCCACCAGGCTGGGTGCGGATAGGCAGCAGAAAGCCGTCATCAGGCACCAGCAACGGCGGGTCAATCTGCTTCTGAGCCGCTTGGATGATGGTTTTTGACATAAGATTCAACATCTTAACGTCAGGCAGTGCCGTCATGGCCGGGCTGCGGCCCATGGTCTCGCCGGTAGCTTTCAGGAAGCGCGGAACTACATAGGGCAGTTCCTCAAAGCCACCCTCGCTAATAATCATGCCCGTGTTCTTGCACACATAGACTGACATAAAGGGCATGTTGAGATTGTCACGTTTTGTAACATCTCGTGAAAGTCGCGGCAGGACCGCATGCAGAATCTCGACTTCCTCATCAGGTCTTTTCTCAAAGGTCTTCTGGATGAAGGTGCCGACGTTATCAAAGCCAAAGCGCTCAACAGCCTGCGCTGCTGTGGACTTGTACATACGGAACACGGTGTTGACCATGCCGTACTGGTCTTCTGAGACGTAGTATTCAGAGATGTGCCGGGTGCTGAACCGCAGCTTGTCACGGTCCATTTCGGCAAACATGCAAGCAGTGCCAAATACCACAAGGTCAACATAGGCTTCGTGGATTTCAGTCTCGAAGTTGGAGCGCTGGAAGGCTTGCATCATGCGCATACTGGTGTCTTGCAACCACTCGCGCACGTCATCGTCCCGGTTTAGCGCCTCGTCTTTGATGTCGAGGTGGAACCAAGGCGATGCACCGCTGGTGAGCATGCCGTGAAGGAAAGCAGCCATCAGGTCGATTGATTGCAGCGCAGTGCCGTCGTAAATCAACTCCATGCGCTTTTCACCGCGAGAGCGCTTCTTCACGATGTCCGCTTTACGCGGGAGCATATAGTCAGCCAGTTCCTGATAATGGGTGTCCCAGTTATCCCGGCGGCTTTTAAGAGAATCAAATCTCTTGAGTAACGGTGCTGCTTCCTGTGCCATGCTTAACCCATCAAAGTTGGTTTGCCGTCAGTAGGCTGGACAGTTTGGCCAAGCGCACCGGCAACAATGGTTGAGCCGCGCCCTTTGCGACGGCCACGAGCCTCACGCTCCGCTTCCTCTGCCATAACTCGCGCACGGCCAATATCCGGCTCAGGCGGAGGGGGCGGGGGAGGTGGTGGTGTCGGCATAGAGGGGGTTAAAAAGCTCATGTCTATCTCCTATTCATAAAGAACACCGCCGCCTTCGAGCAGGGTGCCAGCAACGCCCGGGCGTTTGGTGCGGGTGCCACGCCGACCACGAGCAACCATAGAGTCATCAGGCACAACTTCGGGGGTTATTTCAGGGGTAATCTCGGGCTCTGGAGCAGGGCGACGGTCTTCCTTGTCCATGCCAAGGATGGTGTCCACGACCTCAGTGCCAACCTTCTTGACCGGCTTCTCAACAACCTCTTCAAACGCCTCGCCCGCAAGTTTGACTGCGCCCTCTGCCGCCTCTGTGATTTCTTTGGCAACCTTCTTTACAGGCTTTTCAAGAGGCTCGACCACGTCCTTGGCAGTCTCAACCACAGTCTTGGAGGCTTCGAGGGCGGGCTGGGATGCAACCTCTACTGCCTTGGTGGCTGTCGAAAGGACAGGCTCGGCTACGTTGATTACAGCTTCCGGCGCTTTAGCCACCTCTTCAACTACCTTGGCAACCGGTTTGGTAACTGTTTTGGCTACATTGCTTACCGGCTTCAATACTGGCGCTACACTACCGCCCATCAGTCTCTCCTATAGCGTGAAAGGGTTGTAATCCATTTGCGCAGTCTGCTGCGGAGGCTTGCGCATAACTTCTCTATTTTCCAAACCAATGGCAAGGTAGCGAAAGGCATCGGCTGCATGACTTGTGTAGTCATGGCGCGGATGGTCTCTAAAAGATTTACGCTTCTCATCCCATTCCTGCCGGTATTGTCTCAGCATCTCAAGACCTTCGCCGCATTTGTCGCGGTCGAAATAGCATTTAGGTATTAACATACGTGCTGCGTTAATGCCATCTGCCACCTTCATCTTTGGTATAACACGAAAACGCAGGCCAAGCGAATATGCTGTCTCCCAGCGGCTTTTGCCAGAACCAAGCTCCCGCACCTCAATGTCATGCGGAGCCAGATGGTCCCCATAGGTGTAGTCCTTGCGGTTGAGAACATCAGCGTAGTGGTCCAGCCCCACACCACTACTCTCATAATAATCTATTACGTTCACAGCACCGCCACGGAAGACCTGTGCAAACCAGATGGCTGTCGAGTCGTTGATGCCCAAGTCCCAGGCCGTATGCACTGGGTAGGCCGGGTCATAAGGCACCCGCGTCACACGGCCATTGTCGTCAGCATCACTCAGCAGCTTACCGTAATACGCGCCAATAATTGCTGCGGTGAATGAACACTCGTATTCCTGCTCGTATTGCTCCGGCGTCATCTGCGCCTGAGCCGCCTCAAGTTCCTCTGGCCTGACTATGCCTGTGTCGCTGGCCTTGCAAATCTTGTAGTACCAGTCGCCGCTGCCTTCGGCTAACTGGCTTTTAGCGGTCTCCAGCAAATCAAAGAAATGATTGTGGCCCGCCGGGGTTCCCAAAAAACATGCCGACCCCTGCCTGTCAGACAGCGCCGGCCTCACAACCTCCCCCCATACCCTCGGGTTCTGCATGCCAAACTCGTCAAAGACACACTCATCAAGGTAGATGCCTCGAAGGGCGTCCGGGTTCTCAGCAGACAGCAGCATAATCCTGCCGCCGTTAGGAAAATCTGCGCGGAGTTCTGTCTCGTTGAATTGCACACCGGGGATAACTCCGGCATAGAACTTTACATAATCCCAAGCAATCCGCTTTGCCTGTGCGAAAGTAGGGGCCACAAAAGCCGTCCTCGGTCGGGGCAACGGGCACGTCAAAGTCGTCTTGATTAACTGATTCACTGCCCACACCGTCTTGCCGAAGCGGCGGTGCATCACCAACACGTTCCATCTCTTCAACTCCTTGTGCATGTCCTTCTGCAAAGGACGTGGCTTGTAGGGAATCTTGACATCCATATGTTAAAAATCCTCCGTTTTTTATACACATCGCCGGGACGTGTATGATTTATAGCCCTTTTTGCCTATAACGCTATAAACTCTTCATAAGAGGTTGGCGGGCGACGGGACTCGAACCCGCACATACTGATACAGAGAACAGATTTCTAGCCATTTGAATTACTACCCCTGACATTTTCCGCCCTTCAACTTGCAGTGACCGACCGCTTTCTTTGCAAGCCTTCCAAACAAACAGCACCAGTTTCCCGTGGTTCCCTTTACCCAAAGGTGGCGGCAGTTTTTGCAATGCTTCATCAATCTGTCTCCCATAGGATACGAACTGTGCCGTCACTCACCTCAACGCCAGCACGGTTCTTCTGCTCACCGTATTGCTCCGGCATGGCCGTCTTAGCCCGCCAGCGCACGTGTTGCGCATAGTCTCGTAGGATGTTGGGGTCATATCTC